CATACTCCTCCCTCCCACAAGGTCAGATAACACTAATAGTGATCAAATTCCTACGGAAAGTCGAAAGTATACCAAAAACATACATAAATACATTTTAAAATTTCGCTGGTAAATACTTAACAATAATAATAATATATAGTTAAATAAATCACTTTCTCAGCCAGTTAAGGCAAGTCCAGTGAATAGACAGACATAATCTAACTCCGGCTAATTAAAGCAGGGAAAGCGCATATTTCAAAGAAATAGTGGCGGATCATAAATATCCGAGATGTCTAGCTCGGTACATGATTAAATACAATACATAAATACATTTAAAAATTGCGTAATGTACGGTACACTACAGGCAGAACTGAACCACGGTTGACGGCTTCCTTGAGTTCTGTCTGTTTAACATAGGTGTTCGCGTGAAGGACGCGATAAGTATGCAGTTGTTGAACGAGGGAATCAGGGAGTGATTCCTCGTTGTAAATTGCCTCCACCAATTGGGATTTGAGTTTTAAAAACTCCTCCTCGTTATGCCAGGACGCGAAAGTTAACGCGTCATTCCACATGCCGACTAAAACGGCATAGTTGTGCTTGTGCTTCTTTCGAACCCAGTTGAGTTCTCTGTATGAAGTCTCCATTGGCATCGGACAGGCTACTATTCCATCCCTGAGTACAAATGCTGATTTTAGGAAAGTTAATTCACTAATAAGTTTCAGCCTGTTCGTCAGTTCTGATTTGTCACCTGCTGTGGCCCGAAAACCCAAGTCAAACAGCACAACTCCAATATTTGCAGCATTATACCAGGACAAGGTGTTGTCGCTCACTCCCATTACAACATCGTCTCCATAAGTAAATAATGAGACGTTGTCCACCCAATCCATGACGGTGGGTGGAATTCCAAAAGCTTGTGAATGAATACGATGGAAACATATCATCAAAGCCCACTGATTTGCTACGCTATTAAGCACGTCCGTTAACCACATTCCTGATTTGTTGCCCTTGTGAGATAGGACAATACATCCGTTGATGTACTGATAGGAATGTTGCATTTCGTGGATAAGGACTGCTCGCATGCGATGCTCCTCAGGAGGGGCTCCTCTGTAATACAATTCAATAAGTTGCTCAAAATATGTATAAAAAGCTGGCGGTATAGTTGAATCAAAAGCGGCATAATCTAAATCAATTCCGAATTTAATTTTTCCTCCTTTGGTAAGCATTGTGTACAAAGCGCTCCAGTTGGCAACACGATCTAATCCAATTGCATGTCCTAAAACTACTCCTGCATTCGATCTGTAAAATTCTCCAAAAGCACCGAAATACTTCTTGATGAGATAAGTCAAGTCAAGTGATGCAGCTTCAAAAACTCTCGTTTTCTCAGCTTCAACTTTCGCTGTTTTCCTCAGTTCGTCTTTGCATGTGGTGACCCACAGCATTGGTTTTGACGACCTGATTCCTTGGCGTCCGCTGTGTTCAATTTCCAGTATTAGATTGGCTAAAGACCGATCATAATAAGGGTGGATCTTGTTGTAGTAAGCATCTGACCATGTCTGGATTCTCTTTCCAGTTTCTTCATCATAATGTACGTCGATGAACTCCTTCTTCCCATTCTGTGAAATGATTGACCAGAATCCTGCTGATGTGTCTCGCATAAGTGGAGCGATAACATCATTTCCATTTAGAATTTCGTCATCTGAAAGCAAACGTTGACTCCTGTCTGGTCGCTTAGCCATGATGTGTTCCCAGTACGTCAATGGGAATTGGCTGTCGACCACACTTGGAGGATTGTGTGGATGTTTGAATCCATACTTTTGTGCTTCACGAATCAAAATTCTTCTGTTCTTAGCAGACGGCAAATGGTCATCAGGCCAAATTTCACTGTTGATGAGTGATGGTACGAACTCGGTGTCGTATTTGGAATAAATCCTCATCTCTCTCTCCCATCGATCTACGCAGCCTCCAAGGACTTCAAAGCCAAACTTATCAGATTCCCAATCCTTGATAGTCATCTCCTCTTGTACGTGGATAGGATCAACTTCGACATGTTGATTGATTCCACAAACAAATTCCAAAGCATTCTTTGCATCCTCAATGGATTCTCTGCAAACTGGAGCCATGAACAAATCCTTCAAGATTAGATGTTGTCCTGTATGGATTCCAATGTAATGTCCGTCCATTGTGTAGGGCAAACCACACCAACCTCCATGCGATTCCCATTCAGCAGTCAGGGAAGCGGCTAGTGTTGTTACATTGAGTTCAGCATTGAAGGTATAGTAGCCTTTGAAGACTGCTATTTTGTTTTCCAATCCCAATGGTGATGCTTGGAATACAGCAGCTTTGTGAGCTCCAGCTAGAGTGCTGTGGTACGCCTCTCTAGAATAGAACTGCTTGATGAGATTTCTAGCTTTCCAAATGCTACAGGGTGATCTCAATAGGACAGCATCTTGTAGTTCTCCTTCATCATCTAATGCAAGTCGCATGTAGGCTGGTCTGTCAAATAAAGTTGGAATGCATCCTTTTTCAGTTGGTAGTCCGACATAAAGATAGTTGTGTTTCATGACATGATGTACAGTCAAGATGTGATAACAATCGATAGCCATTCCGAAAACTGAGGGTTGTTCATCCAAGAATGCCATAGGATTTTCCACTTTGGTTTTCGACGCCCAGATTTTGATTGCGTTCTTTGCATTGTGCTCAAAGACCGAGTCCTGAACTCCTCCCTGTTGCATAACAAATTTCCCATCGATCTTCTTGACTGCTCGCGGAGCATGTTTACGCTGATCAGATGAGTAATTTGACTGCTCACTCACGCATAATCCAAATACATAAGAAATAAGTAATTTAATTGCTTTATATACAATGTAAAATCCAAGAAACCTTATCCCAAGCATTAAAAGTAATTTGAGGAATCCCGTTCCCAAGTTTGAATCCATGATATAGTAGTTGTGGTCGTAAGCCCACCTGTACAAAAAGTCAAAGTGGTCTAAGAAGCAATACGAAGATCTTCTGTATCTATAGGC